CGGGGTAAATAGTGCACGCAGGACGGTGAAGCTTTCACCGAGTCAAGTTGCTATTGCAAAGAAATTGGGTGTTCCGCTCGAGGAATATGCCAAATACGTAAAGGAGTAATAAATGAGCCAAGATAAACTTACTATCGACCGCGCCCCTCGCGCATCCCGTGAGAAAGAAGCGCGTCGCAAGCCTTGGGCACCTCCTTCACGTTTGGACGCCCCTCCAGCACCTGCCGGTTTCCAGCATCGCTGGATTCGTGCAGAGATCAATGGATTTAATGACAAACAGCACGTTTTTGGCAGACTTCGTGAGGGCTATGAACTGGTCCGCAATGAAGAACTGCCCGAAGAATATCGCGATACGTTGCCTACCATCGAAGATGGTAAACATGCGGGCGTGATTTCTGTCGGTGGCTTGCTTTTGGCACGTATTCCAAATGAGACTCTTGCAGAACGCAATGCGCACTACAACCGGAAGGCAAGAGAACAGATCAGTGCAGTAGACAACGAGTTGATGCGTGAAAACGCGCACTCGACTATGCGTATTCAGGCTCCAGAACGGAGCTCTCGCACTACTTTCGGTAGTCGTTAAGACTACATAACCCTTTAGGAGCTATTTATGGCAAACGTAAACAAGCCCTTTGGACTTCGTCCACTCGGCAATTTGTCCGCCACCGGCGCACAAAAGCAGTACAGCTACGTGATCAATGACAATCAGTCTGGTGCAATTTACCAAGGTGACTTAGTCACCGTAGTTGCTGGTTATCTGGTCAAGTTTGTTGAAGCAACACATAGTTCGGCTGTCGGCGTATTTAACGGCTGCACTTATGTTGACCCAACCAGCGGCAAGCCAACTTGGAGCAACTACTATCCCGGCTCGGTCAACATCACTACTGGCCAGATTTTGGCTGAAGTGTTGGATGATCCAAACCAGTTGTTCATTGTTCAAGCAGCGGGTACTCCAACTCAGGCAAGCATTGGCCTGAATGCGCCTATCAGCACTGGCACCACTGGTAGCAACATCACTGGTGTGTCGAACCTGACTTTTGGTACGCCTACGGCAACTGCTGCTACTTCCCTGAAAATCATTGGTTTGTACAACACACCAAGCAATGAAATGGGTCAGTACGCGGTCATGGTTGTGAAGATCAACGAGCATTCATATGGCAGCGCCGGTGTAGCCGGTCAGGCCTCCTAAGGAGATAAATAATGGCTATTTCTCGTTCGCAACTCGTTAAAGAGCTGGAGCCCGGCCTGAACGCTCTGTTCGGTATGGAGTACAACCGCTACGAAAACGAGCACACTGCAATCTTTTCCGTTGAATCGTCTGATCGTGCTTTTGAAGAAGAGGTCATGCTGACCGGCTTCGGCGAAGCCCCGATTAAGAACGAAGGCGCTGGTGTCAACTATGACGCAGCACAGGAATCGTTCACTGCTCGTTATACCCACGAAACCATCGCTCTGGCGTTCGCGCTGACTGAAGAGGCCATCGAGGATAACCTCTATGACCGTCTGTCGGGTCGTTACACCAAGGCACTGGCTCGTTCGATGTCCTACACCAAGCAAGTTAAAGCCGCTTCTGTGCTGAACAATGCGTTCAACACTACTGGCGCTTATAACGGCGGTGACGGCGTGTCGCTGTGCAACAACGCACACCCAACCGCACTGGGTCCTAACTTCAGCAACGTGCCAACTACGGCAGCTGACCTGAATGAGACATCGCTTGAGCAGGGCATTATCGATGTCGCCGGTTTCACCGACGAACGTGGCCTGAAGGTCGCTCTGACCGTTCGCCGCATGGTCATTCCTAAGGAACTGCAATTTACCGCAGAACGCCTGATGAAATCGACACTGCGTACCGAAACCGCAGACAACGACATCAACGCCATCAAGTCGATGGGCATGGTTCCTGAAGGTTACTTCATCAACCACTTCCTGACCGATCCTGACGCATGGTTCCTGATGACCGATGCGCCAAACGGCCTGAAGATGTTCCAGCGTTCCGCAATCAAGACTGCCTTTGAAGGCGACTTTGATACAGGTAACGTGCGTTACAAGGCCCGTGAGCGTTATTCGTTCGGCTGGTCAGATCCCCGCGCAATTTGGGGTTCGGAAGGCTACACCCCAGCCTAATGTGGGAAACGAGAAAAGGGGCCTTCGGGCCCCTTTTCTTTTACTGGCAATAGTGTATATTCAACGTATTCCGGGACTTTTCCGGCATATCTGACAGACCCGGCTGACGACATGCAGACAGATATGCTTTAACTCGCATGTGAGGATATCTTCATGGCAAATACCACCTTTACCGGCCCAGTTATCTCTGAGAATGGCTTTCTGGGCCCTATCGCTGTATCTACTACCACTGCTGCAAGCACTTTGACTGCCGCAGATAGCGGAAAGACAATCTTTCTGAATTCGGCAACTGAGTTTGCTACAACGCTTCCACTGCCCGCCGCTGGCCTTCGCTTCACGTTTATCGTTAAAGCTGCTCCAGTTGGCACTGCTTACACCGTAGTCACAAACGGTGGCGCAAACATCATCGTAGGCCAGCAGTACAACGCGGCGGGTGCTGCGGGCGATACTGGCACAGGCGATGACACCATTACCTTTGTGGCAAGTTCCTCTGTCGCTGGTGACCGTGTAGAACTGATCAGTGACGGCACAAGCTGGTTTGCTTACGCATTCTGCACTTTGGCGGCATCGATCACCTTTACCACTGCTGCCTAATTAGGAGGTCGCCATGGGATACATGAGCGATATACAGAGTACCTATCGGACAACAGATGGGGCCATTTTTACTGGCCGCACTCGTGTAAAAGCGATATACGTCTCTCCTGATACAGGGGTGGGTTCGGTATCGATTACTGATGGCAACGGTGGTACGGTTCTTTACAGAATAGACGTTCCTGCGGGTAGTAGCGCCATTTATATGTCGCTGCCAGAGGACGGTATTTTGTTTAAAAACGGTGCATATGCAGATTTGACAACTGTCATTTCTGCCACATTCTTCTGGGCATAAGGGGCAGATCATGATGATGAAGATGAACAAAAAGCGTAAGAAATCAGGCATGTCGATGGACAAGGGCATGAAAATGGCCAAGTCCACCAAAAAAGGCATGGCAGGTGATGACATGTACAGCATGGATTCCATGCCTATGTCAAAAATGGGTGGCGGCATGATGGGTTACGCCAAAGGTGGTGCAGCAGTTAATGCCCACAAGAAAATGGCGATGGGCTATGCCAAAGGCGGGATGGTTGAGTCCCGTGGCAATGGCGCAGCACGTGGCAAGAAGACTCGCATTTGCTAAGTCATGGCCTCCCGTAAGGAAAAGCCGATAGCTACCTCGGTCAAGTCGGGCAATTTTCGCTCGACAAAGACCGGGGCAGGTATGACTAAGCAGGGTGTAGCTGCGTATCGTCGGGCAAACCCCGGCAGCAAGCTACAAACTGCGGTCACGGAGGACAATCCTTCGGGCAAACGCGCAGAGCGCCGTAAGTCATATTGCGCCCGCAGTGAGGGGCAGATGAAGAAATTCCCGAAAGCAGCGGCAGATCCAGATAGTCGGTTGCGTCAGGCCAGAAAACGGTGGAAATGCTAAATGGAAATGGTACTGTGGAACGCGCTTTTATCCATACTGGTTGCGGTATGCGGATGGATAATGCACGAAAAATCGGCAGAACTTCAGCGTATTCAAATCCTGTTGAATCGTACGCGGGAGGAGATTGCCAAGGAATATGTGACAAAAACAGAGGTTCATGCCGATATTAATCGCGTTTTGGATCGCCTAGATCGTTTGGATGCAAAAATTGATCGTCTAATGGAGGCAAAAAATGCCAGCTAAGAGCGCGAAACAAAAGAAGCTGATGGACGCCGCCGCGCATAATCCAGCTTTTGCGAAAAAGGTTGGCATTCCTACTAAGGTGGCAAAGAAGTTCAGCCGTACCAGTAAAGGTATGGAGTTTCAAAAAGGTGGAACGGTCAATCGCGTAGGCGATGCAGTTACGCCAAGCCGCCGTGACCCAGATATTGGCAAGATGATTAAAGAAGTCAAGACACCGAACGTCAAGCATAGTGGGAAAGCAGGGCTTAATCAAAGTAAGTTTGGGGGCTCAAAGGGTACACGTTACGCTTCCGGCGGCATGGCTAAAAAAGGCAAAGGGTGCTAAATGGCAACCTCAGGAACAACAACCTTCAATTTAGAGTTTGATGACCTGATTGAAGAGGCGTATGAGCGTTGCGGTCTTGAGAACCGTGATGGCTATGACATGAAGACCGCGAGACGGTCTTTGAACCTGTTGTTTCTTGAGTGGGCTAATCGTGGTCTAAATCTCTGGACTATTGAACAGCGTCAGGTATCTATGGTCTATGGTCAAGCTGAATACACGCTTCCATCAGATACGGTCAATGTTCTTTCTGCGGTGATTCGCACAGGTTCTGGCCAGACGCAGCAGGATATTACGATTGATCGTATCAGTCAGAACGAATACCTGCATCTTCCCGATAAAAACACACAAGCGCGTCCTGCTCAGTACTATGTGCAGCGTACTACTTCGCCCAAACTGTTTGTGTACCCTGCACCAGATAACACAGAGCCCTATATCTTTCGTTACTACGCCGTTCGCCGTATAGAGGACGTAGGGGCATATACAAATACTTCGGATGTAGTATTTCGGTTTCTGCCTTGCCTCGCGGCGGGCCTTGCCTATTACATGTCGCTCAAGAAAGCACCGGAGCGCACAGTTATGCTCAAGCAGTTCTACGAAGAAGAGTTTGCACGTGCGGCGCAAGAGGACAGGGATATTGCAAGCGTATATTTGACGCCTGATTTGGGGTACTAGTATGGCGGGTTATGCGGTCGGTAAAGCCTCGCAAGCCATCTGTGACAGATGTGGCCAACAGTACTTTCTGAAGGAGTTGAAAAAGGAGTGGACGGGCTTTAAAGTTTGTCAGGAGTGCTACGAACCAAAGCACCCACAACTTGAGCCTAAACGTGGGATAAACGAGCCGATTGCAGTGTACGAGCCAAGACCAGATGGGGTACAGACGGTGCTGATTTCGTTGTGGAATGGTGGTGATTCAACGATTGGCAGCATAGGTATGCAACCTGCTCCTGTGGCAAAGCCCCTGACGGCAAAAGGAACAATTTCATCAGTGACGGTGACGATCACATGAACTACACGGAACTCAAACAAGCGGTTGCAGACTATACGCAGAATGAATTTACTGCGACGGACTATGCCACTTTTACAAGGCAGACGGAGCAGCGCATTTACAATTTTGCGCAGCCCGCTAATCTGCGGAAAAACGTCACAGGAAGCCTGACTTCTGGCAATAAATACTTGTCTTGCCCTTCTGATTTTTTGTCGGTCTATTCGATGGCAATTATCAATAATGGGGAATACACTTATCTGATTGATAAAGATGTCAACTTCATGCGGGAAGTCTATCCATCCTCCACCGCAACGGGAGTTCCAAAGTATTACGCGTTGTTTGGACCAACAGTGGTAACTAGCACAATCACAGATGAGCTGAGTTTTATCGTTGCTCCTACGCCAAATAGTTCGTTTGCAGTGGAATTGCATTACAACTACTACCCTGAGTCCATGGTAGATGCGGCAGATGGCAGAACATGGCTGGGTGATAATTTTGATACGGTTCTTTTCTACGGTGTACTGGTTGAGGCGTACATCTTTATGAAAGGGGAGACGGATCTAATGCAGCTTTATGATGCAAAGTTTAAAGAAGCGATAGCGTTGTACAAGGCATTGGCAGATGGCAAGCAGCGTGGTGATACTTATCGTGATGGTCAGGTCAAATATCCGGTGAAATAATGGCAATCACACAAACATGGACAACTAGTTTCAAGCGTCAAGTTTTGCTCGGTGAGCATGACTTGGATACAGATGTCTTGAAAATTGCTTTGTACACCGATACCGCGATATTGGGCCCAGACACCACTGTCTACACAACAGTGGGGGAAACGAGTGGATCCGGGTACACTGCCGGAGGGATTACACTGACCAATGTAACGGTGAATTCGGGGAATGGGATCGCCTACGTTAGCTTTACTGATCCCTCGTGGGCAGGAGCCTCGTTTACTGCGCGTGGGGCTTTGATATATAACAGCAGTAAAAGCAATAAATCGATGTTTGTGCTGGACTTTGGTACTAACCAGACGGCAGTAAATGAGACCTTTATGTTGGATCTGCCAGCAGATAATCCGACATTTGCTTTAATTAAATTGTCTTGAGAGGTAGCTATGTCAACGAAAGAAAAATCCCAAGCGGCTGAAGTTGTGGCGGCTACCGTGCTTGCTGGTGGCAACATGAAAGAAAACGCTGGTGCGTATGGTCGCTACACAGTGGTGTGTATTGGCGCAGATGGCGTGGAAAAGTGGCGCGATGAGTTCCCCAATCTGGTGGTTAACTCCGGTCTGCAACTGATGAACAACACCTTCTTTGCTGGCACAACCTATACCGCTGTT